TAAATATAACTGATCCACCACCAGAGTTACCAGCACCTGTTACTGTATAATGAGTTGTAATAGTTTTAGTTGTTTCAGTTCCTGTAGATGAACGAATGATTACTTGAATATCTGAGTCTGCGAATATCTTGAATGTATATGTAAACGTAGTTGTTTTACTATCACCACTATAACTATTCTTAACTGTAGTTGAGGATATTGTCATGGTTTGTCTATATTATTTATTTATCATTTAGTCTACTTCTTTTTTTATTTTATAAACTTCTTTGTTGTAATAAAGATTAATAGCTTCTTTAGATTGGTTTATCATTCCTTTTAACAACAGATTAGTCATAAATAATTTTTCTTGTGGGTTCTTATTTTTATCTTCATTTATGTTCCTAATAATGTTTTCTTGTAATTGTATAGATCTATATGCTTTTTCTAAAATAACCCAATTTTGAGGTAATTTACCTTGTTCTTCTTTTGCTTTTTGTATATTACCACTTTGTTTTAAAATCTCAATAGCTCTAGTTCTCTTCATAATAGGTTCATACAGTTCTCTAAAATCAGTTATAGGTTCTGCATTTCTATCAGGATTTTTAATGATAACTGCTCTTACAACAGGATATTCTGAAAGCATTTTTTTTCTATTATTTGATCTATCAACAATTCCAGCAGCATCTAACAAAGTATCTGATAAAGCCAATACATATCCTCCTATTCCTCCAGTCCAGCCTCTCCAAGCATTTTCTAAAACTAGTGGACTAGATAATTTAGAAAAATCATCACCATTAATTTTTCTAATTAAACCAGCTATTGTTTTCATTGTTTCAGAAGTAAAATCTGTAAATTGATATTCAGATGGAATATTTTCTAATCCAGCAGGAATGACAGGTTTATCAAAAAAGAAATTTTTGTTAGTCCAGGTTTCTGCAAATGGTTTAATAATATCAGGAATAGGAATTAAAGATTTAAAACTTTGAACAGTTATAGCGTCTTTAAATTTTTCTATAGCTTTAGGATCTTTTCCAAAATAATAATCTAAAAATCTTTCAGTACCAGTTCCAAATATTATTCCTAGTTCAAATGGTTTTGGTATTGGGTAATAGGTATCTCCAGCTTTAATATGCCAAAATAAATCTTTTCTCCATTGAGGTAAAGATTGATAATCAGGATCATCATGATTAGCCATCCATAATAAAATAGAAGGTAATTGAACATACATAAAAATTTTAGCATAAGTTTGTAGTGGTCTTTCTACAAATGCTTTTATTGTTTGATTTAATCCTTGTATTCTTGCATTAAAGAATGCAGATATTTGATTTGCACCAAATATAGCTGCACCCATTCTTCTATAATCAATAGGATTATCTCTTGTTTCAACTGCTGCTTTTTTAATAGCAACATCTTCTGGTAAACCTTTTTTTAAATTTCTTTCAAGAGATAATTTAAAATTACCAGCTCTATTAATCTTTTCAGAAAATTCTATATAAACTCTAAAAAGTTCTGGAATATTTTTAATAACATTAATTGGTTTTGTGTTAGTTAAATATTCTTTTATGGAACGATCAAAATATGTTCTGTCAAAAGTAACTATAGAATTTTGTACTGCTTGAGATCTTGAATATTGTTCATAAATTTTATCCATTCCAAGTTTTTTACTTAATGGATTAATTACCATTGCTATTCCTTGTAATGTTTGAAAATAAGGTGGATACCAACCTTTACTTAGTATAGCACCAGAAAAAGCATCTCTTGATACGTTGTTGTATACAAATTCTGCAGCTCCTGTTGCACCAGCTCTTAGTGTTCTTGATGGTAAAGAAAAAAAATCAGTAAGTAATCTAAATGTTGTTTTTTCAAAAGTTTTAGTTGGCTTAGCAAATGCTTCTCCTACTTCCCAAACTTCTCTTTTTCCATTTCTATAAATTACAATTTCAGTATCTTTTAATAAACCAGACTCTTTTCTAAATACTGAAAATCCTTCTGCCACTGAAGGTTTAAGACTTGCAGGATTATCAACAATTTGTTCTAACTCTTCTTTTGTAATTTTAGTTTCTTTAGTTCTTTTTTCAGAAAGTTGTACTTCAGGAAAAAAATTAGGATCTTTTTTTCTTCCTTTTTCAATCATTTCAATAAAAGATAAATTTGCTTCGTTTCTTTTAGCAATAGTTATAAAGGTATTAATGTTATTATATATACTTTCAAAAGGATCAAGAATTTTTCTTTCACTTCCTTTAAAAAATTTTATTGGGTTTCTAACATTTTTAGAAAAATTACCATTACCTGATCCTTCTAAAAAATCTCTATAAAAAGGAACAAAATCTTTATTAGAATTTAATGCTGCTTGGTAAACTTCCTTTGGCAAAACTCCACCATCATATAAATATTTTAAAGCTAGTTGAGATGTTTCAACAACATCTTTAAAAGGTTGTTCAAATTTAGAATTTTCTTTAATAAATTGTTTAGCTGCTTTTATATTAACTCCAGTTTCAAATCCTTGTAAATTTTTTTCTACAGATCTTTTAGAAATTGAATATCTAATAAAATCTTTGTATAAACCTAAATCATTAATATTATATTTTACAAAAGTTTGTTTTAAAGATGGTCCAACAACTTCATTTGTTTTAAAATCTAAAGCTCCTTTTTCAATAAAAGCCTCTACAGTATTTTTTACACCATGTAATAATTGAAAATTTTCATAGGGACTTATTTGTTTTTCATATTCAACCCCTAATTTTTCTGCTTTCTTTTCAGCTCTTTTAAAAACATGATTTTGATCTAATAAATTATAAAATAAATCATCTACAAAATTATCAAATTTATAAGTTCTTTCTTTAGGTTCAAAAGAAATACTTTTATCTAATTCTGCTCTTGTTTCATCTATAACTTTATCTGCTTGTTTAATTTGTTTTTCTGTTAATGGCTCTGGTTTTATTTCTTTAGGTTTAGTTTCTGATATAATATTTTTATAAGCTCTTGGTATTTGAATATTAACTGAATTAGTATCTTCCCATATTGTTCTGTCTTTTATTAAATCATCAATAATATCAACTGGTTTTTTTCCTGTTTTAGCAATAATATTATCTATTTTATCTTTAGTTACCCTAATATTAAATGGTGCAAATAATGTAGTTTGCACAGCAAAATCTTCTGCACTAGGTAAATCCTCACCAAAAAATAATCCAGCTCCTGTATAGGCACTAGATTGCGTAAGTGTTCTTCCAAAAAAATTATTAGTAATCGGTTTTAAAAAAGGCATACTTGGAACTGCATAAGCGGCGTATAATTTAGTTCCTGTTTTCACTCCTTCACTTAAACCTTCCTCTACAAAAATATCCCACCATTCTGCAGCATTTTTTACTTTTCCTCTTTTTAATGCCTCAGTGTATATTCCTTGAATAGCACCTGCAGAAAATCCTCCACCAAATGCAGCACCTCCTCCTTTTCCAACAAATCCACCAAATAAAGCACCAGGTAAAAATGTTGGTAATTCTGTTACTAATCCTGTAGCACCTTCTGTTAATTTTTCTAAAAATCCTGTTCCCTCTGGTTGTGGTAAATCATATTGAAAACCCCATTCACCATCAGAATGATATTTAATAATTTTATTCATTCCAGAATTTCCTATTGCTCTTTCAAAATAAGGTTTAAATTGATACCTTTCATCAGTACCTAGTAAAAATTTTTGTATTCTATCTGCAGCATTATCATTTGGAATTTGATCTTCCGTTAAAATAGATGGATAACCTACATCTTTTTCTACTTCTTTTGCAATAGATTGCCAATAATCTTTAATTTCTTTTCTATCGTAAGGTACAGCACCAAATGTTTCAGATATTTTTTCTGCTGGAATATCTGCTTGACGCATTTCAAGAATTTTATTTTCTTTAAATTTATTAATTTCTGGAACAGGCACTCCAGCTTTAATCATGTCATTAATTTGATCTACAATTAAAGTCATTATTTATTTTTCTTTTTTAATTCATATTCTTTATATTCTTGTGATGTAAGCCAGTCTTCTACTGTTTTATATTTTTGTGGATTCCATGGTGGTGGCATTAAATCAGTTTTTATTACTGCTTCTGTTGATTTTTCTGATATAATTTTAGTTATATAATCTTTATCAGGTTGAAAACTTCTCCAGTCTTTACCAACAAAAAATTTATTAGTTGGATTAAGTAAATCATCTATTTTTTTACCTTCTTTAATGCCTTGATTAAAATTATATATCATTTGTGATTGAAAATTATTTAATCTATTATCTACTGTAGTGTCTAAATATTTTAATGAACTTGGTCCCTCAATAACAGGCTGTAAACTTTCAATAACAGAATATAATTTTTTATGATTATCAACAAAAGTAGAATTATTTGTTTTTGGTAAAAGATAATTAATGTAAAAACTAAATTCTTTTTTAGATATACCATCACCAACTCTTTGGGTAATACTTTTTGCTTCTGTTTCACCATCTAAAACAAATGGTGTAATGTGATCTTTGATCTCTCCAGTCAATATTCCTTTTTGAATATTAAAATTTTTATAATAATTATTAAAATTGGAAAATTCTTTTTGTCCAATTTTAGTAGATAATTCAACTATTTGTGATTTAGCTGTTCTTTCATAATCATTTCTTGGCTCTCCAAATAACTCATTAACCTTTAATAAATTAATAGTATTTAATCCTTGTGTATTATCAATTATTGATCTGTAATCATTTATACTTTGATCTTTTCTTTGATTTAATTCTGCTGTATTTCTATTATTAATTTCAGAAATATTTTGACTTCTAATTTTTTTAGCATAATCAACAATACTAGTTTTTTCAAATTGAGATAAGTTTTGCCAAGATTTAATTTTTTCTACATCTCCACCAAAAGTTCCATTTTGTATTTCTTTATAAGAGTTAAAAATACTATCTGCTGTGCTAGTTTCAGAAATTTCTAAATCTGAAGTAAAAAATAATTGATTTTGATTTAAGATTTGTTTGTTTGCTTTATCAATAAGTTGTGAGAAGGTTTTATTATCTAAACTTAATTTTCCTTCTTGAACTAATTTAGTAAAAAGTTCTGGTGATTTTTCTATTAAAGTTTCAGCAAGTTCTTTATGACCAAAACTTATAGCTTCGGCTATTAATTCTTTTTTTTGTTGAGGTTCTAAAGCAACAATTTTGTTTATATTTTCTGTTCTATTTTGATTATATATAGGTAAATAATTTTCTCCTAATGTTTTTAAATTAATAGTATCTTGTTGTGTATCTAATGAAGTTATTTTTTTTTGTTCATCAAATAAAGAATCTCTTGATCCTTTAATAATATCTTGTTTGAAAACATTTGCTGTTGCATAAAATTTTTGTTCTAATGCTTTTCTAGTAAAATTATCTGCATTAGCTAATGTTGAGTTTTCAGTAGAACTCCATAATTGTTTTATTTTTTGATCATATAATACTTCAACTTGACTTGGATTTGGATTTTTTTTTAATTCGTCTTGAATAGAATATAATCCTTGAGTTCCATCTTGTTGATTTCCATATAAACTACTAAGTGCTTTTAAAGCATTAGTATTTGCTTCTGCTGTTTTTTCTTTAACATAATAATCTGCTATTGTAGAACCCATCTTAGTTAAAGATGTTTCAAGTGGCATTTGAATGCTAGATTTAACTCCACCAACTTCTGCTGTTGGTCTTCCTTGTGATTCAAATGTAGGTATCTTTGGCATTATTGATTCCTTGATCTGTTTAATGATTTAGACTGTACTCTTAAATTACTCATACTATTGTTTCTTGGATTTCTATCTTTATGATCAACATCTTTACCAAGTAAACTATTTCCATATTTCTTTTTTAACATTCGTCTAGCACCATTTCTACCAGCTCTGTCTTTTTTTTGATCTGATTTAGAATGATAATTTTCATATTCTTCTTTATAATTTCTTGGCATTAAAATGATCCTGAGTAACCTGTTGGATTAGAATAATACTGACTATAAGAACTAGCACCATCTAATCCTCCCATGCTTGAAGATTTACCAAAACCACCACTCATAGAAAGTAAAGATGTTCCAGTTGAAAACAATGTGCTTATCTGTGCAGATTTAGCTTGTTGTCTAGCAACTTGTCCCTGTATTCTGTAAAAATTAGCTTCTTCAAACTTTCTTGCTTGACCAACTTTAGAATTATATTCCATAATATTTTTTTCTATTTCGCCTTGTTCTACATTTGCTCTTAATACTCTTAATCCTGTTCCAGAAAAATCAGCACCAGTTTTTGCAATTCTAGTTGTAGTTTGTCCCTGTAGTTGTTGAAACCTTTGATCAAATCTAGCTAAATCAAACTCTAATTGTTTTTCCATTTGAGCAGCTTCTTGCTCTGCAACTTGTGCATTACGATTTTGAATTGATTGATTAAATTTACCAGTAGCACCTTGTTGTTGGTATTGTGCTACGCCTAAACCACCGACTGCTACTAAAGCTGCTGTTTCTAGTCCCATTAGTAAATCCTTGCCATTCTATAATGATCAGTACCATCAAATCCGTAGCTTTTCATTAATCCTTCGTTAGTAAATCCTAACCACTTAGCAAATCTTATACCAATGCCAAAGTCAGTTCGTACTGCAGTTTGTAATCTTTTAATATTATTAGATGTTGCAAGATAATCTATATTTTGCTTTACAGCTT